GCGCGCGTGCATCAGATCGGCGCCGACCTGTTCCGGGGGCTGGCCGGCATCGCCGCCGACTATGCGCGCGCGGTTGGGCAGGACGTTCCCGCGGCCACCAAGACGCTGGCGCAGGCCTTCGCCGATCCGGAGCAGGGCGCGCAGCAGCTGGAAAAGACCCTCGGCACGCTCAGCAGCACCACGCTGTTGCAGGTACAGCGCCTGGCCGCGCAGGGCGACCAGCTCGGCGCGCAGCGCGCGCTGTTCGCAGGCCTGGAGCAGGCCGTGCGCGGATTGGCGCACCAAGGCATCACGCCGCTGCAGCAGGCCACCAACGACCTGGGCAATGCCTGGGACAAGGCCATGGGCAGCTTCCGCGAGTCGGAAGGGCTGCGCACGGCCACGTCCGCGGTGGCCGGCCTGGTGGGCTGGATGGCCACGCTGGTGCAGCGCCTGCAGGAGGCTGAGCCGGCCCTGCAGAAGATGTTCGGCGGCGGCCTCAATGGGCTGGTGGCGCGCATGGTCGCCGGCACCAAGGCGCCGGCGGTGGCGTCCGGCGGTGGCGGACAGTTCGCCGGGATCGGCGCCAGCGGTTCCTGGGATGCCGACCAGCCTGGCGGCGTCCCCAAGGCCATCCAGGACCAGGTCAAGGCAGGCCTGGAACTGGGCAAGAGCTACCAGAGCACCGCGGCACGCATCGAAGAGCTGACCGGCAAGCAGACCGCGCTGCGCGGCGCACTGCAGGCGGCCACCGCCAACTACGGCGCCAACAGCGCGGAGGCCAAGAAGCTGGCCGCGTCCGTCGCCGGCGTCGGCGAACAGATCGACAGCCTGCGCAAGAAGGAGGGCCAGCCGGCCCGCGACGCCGATGTGCTGCTCAAGCGCAGCGTCGCCGCATCGATCGAGAACGCACGCCGGGTCGCCGAGTCGCAGAAGGCCGCCGCCGACGCCGCCAATGAAGCGCTGCGCGCCGACTACGAGGAAGGGCTGGTCGACCTCGCCACGTACTACGCGCGCCGCCGCGAGCTGGCCGACGACGCCGCACAGGCCGAGATCGACCGCATCGACACCGTCGTTGCGGCGATCGAGCGCGAGCGCAAGGCCGCCAGGACGCCCGAGACGCGCGAGGACGCCACCAACAGGCTGCTCGACGCCGCCGAGCAGCAGGCCAAGGCCACGAGCGACGCAGCACGCACGCGCGATCGGCTGCGCCGCGACGAGCAGCGCGACCAGCTTGCCCTCAACCGACAGCTCATCGAGCAGGAGGCTGAGCTCGCTCAACTGCGCGGCGACGAAGCGCGCGCGCTGGCCATCCGCGATCAGCAGCGCGTGGCCGATTTCGCGCGCATCAACACCCGGGCCGGTGGCGACCAGCAGCGCGTGGCTGACTTCTCCGACGCGCTGGCGCAGCAGCGCAGCCTGGTCGTGCTGCAGAACGAGCAGTCGGTGCTCGTCGAACGGCTGGCGATCCAGGAGGAGCGCTACACCCTGGCAGCCCGCGCCCGCGGCGACAGCCAGCAGGAGATCGAGCAGGGCCTGTACGAACGCCACCAGGCGCAGCTCGGCGTGCTCGGTCAGCTAGCCGCCAAGGCGCAAGAGCTCGCCAAGAACAGCACCGACCCGCACGTGCTGCTCTACGCCGAGCAACTCGCGCTGCAGTGGCAACGCGTGGCCGACGAAGTGGAACCCGCGCTGCAGCGCATGCGCGCAGCCGGCGACGACGCGGCGCAGGCGTTCGGCAAGTTCGCCGGTACGGTCAGCCTCAACTTCCGCGATGCCCGCAGCGCCGTGAAGAGCCTGGGCGATGCGCTGCAGCAGATCAGCACCCGCGAGCTCGTCGAGAAGCCCTTCACCGAGATGGCGAGCAAGGCCTTTCGCGGCATCACCGAAGGCCAGGGCGGTGTGGGCGATTTCTTTCGCCAGATCTTCGGCGTCAAGGGCGGGCCGGCCGCCACGCCGGAGGGTGCAGCGAGCGCTGGACCCGGCGGCGTGCTCGGCAAGATTGCGCGCGCGGCAGGTCTGCCTGCGCTACCTGGTTTGCCGGGCGCCGTCGCCCGAAGCGGCCCGTCCGGCGCGCTGTCTGCGCTGGCGCGCGCGGCCGATAACGCTGCGCGCGAACTCGGCGGCCAGGGCGGCGGCATCGCCGGCGGCGTCCTCGGCGCCATCAGCGGTGCCGACCGCGACCTGATCGTCGACACCGACGGTGCCGGCATGCCGGCACCGCCCAGCATCGAGCGCGACATCCTGCGCCGCATGGAAGCCGGCGGCGAAAGCGTCGACGACGCGGCCAACACGGTGCTCGACCGCCTGGGCGGTGCCGTCGACCAGGCGCTGCCCGGCATCGAGCAACTCGGCACCGCGGCAGACGGCGCCGGCGGCGCGCTGCAGGGCTTGCCCGACCTGCTGGGCAACCTGTTCAAGGGCGTCGACTTCGGCGGCCTGTTCGGCGGCGCCGGCGGCGGCCAGGGCTTCGACCTCACCGGGATGTTCGGCGACCTCTTCGGCTTCGACGCCGGCGGCTACACCGGCCACGGCGGCAAGCTCGAGCCGGCCGGCATCGTGCACAAGGGCGAGCACGTCATGCCGCAGGAGCGCGTGCGCGAGCCCGGCGCGCTGCACTTCCTCGAGCGCGTGCGCGAGTCCGGCTTCAAACGCGCGATGGGCGAAACGATGGTCGAGCGCATCCGCGCATCGGCCGCCGCGCCCGGGCAGATCAACACACGCGCCGCGTTGCCGGGCTTCGCGGTCGGGGGCCTCGTCGGCCTGCCGGGCTATGCCGACGGCGGCTATGTCGCCGACACGCGGCCGCTGGCCGAGCGCACGCAGATGCAGTGGGCGCCGCGCGCCGAGGCGTCAACCACCACCATCAACGCGCCGATCACGGTCGCGGTGCAGGGCACGGTCGACCGCCGCACCGCGGCACAGGTCGGCGCCGAAACCGCACGCAGCATCGCGCGCGTGGCCCGAAGGATGAATTGATGGCGTTCTTCGAGCACCGCCTGAGCAACGCCATCTGCGCCGGCTCCAGGGGCGGACCCGTCTTCAGCACCTCGCGCGTCTACACCGGCGCCGGACACCGCCAGGCCAATGCGAACTGGCCGGCACCGAAGCACCGCTACGACATCTCGTTCGGCATCAAGCTGGCCGCGCACCTCGACGAGGTGCTGGCCCTGTTCTACAACGTCCGCGGCGGCTTCGACGGCTTCCGCTTCCGCGACCTGCGTGACTACCGCCATGACGACCGCGGCGCAGCGCCGGTGCTCACGCCCGTCAGCGGCGCCGTGTGGCAGCTCGGCAAGCGGTACACCATCGGCTCGCGCTCGTTCACGCGCACGATCCACAAGCCCGTCGACGGCACCGTCGTCATCAAGGATGCCGGCGGCGCTACGCTGGATGCCGCAGTCGACCCCACCACCGGCCGCGCCACCGTCACCGGTACGCCGGCCACCTGGACCGGTGAATTCGACGTCCCTGTGGAGTTCGTCGACGACAGCCTCGAAGACCTCGAGATGCTGGGCAGCATCCAGAACCTGCTGTTGTCGCTGCCGTCGATCAAGGTGCAGGAACTCCTGATCCGGGTGGCCGCATGAAGACCCAATCGGCCGCGCTCGCCGCGCACTACCAGGGCGACGAAACGACGCTCGCCACACTGTGGAAGGTCACGCGGCGCGACGGCCAGGTGTACGGCTTCACCGACCACCCGGAGCCGATCACCCATGACGGCGTCACCTACGAGCCATCGTCGTCCTACGACGCCAGCGCGGTGCGCACGCTGGCCGAGCTCAACGTCGACGACCTCGAAGTGCATGGCCTGCTGGCGTCCGACGGCATCACCGCCGAAGACATCGAGGCCGGCCTGTGGGACGGCGCGGCCGTGCAGATCCTCGAGGTCAACTACGCCGACCTGACGATGGGCGAGAACGTCATGCGCGTCGGTGAGCTTGGCGAGGCGCAGCGCGAGGGCCTGACCTACAAGGTCGAACTGCGCGGCCTGATGCAGAAGCTGCAGAACAACATCGGCCGCGTCGTCACGCCAGCCTGCGACGCCGACTTCGGCGACGCGCGCTGCGGCATCGACCTCGAAGCGCGTCGCGTGCCGATCACCGTCACAGCGGCCACCGATGCCCGCACCTTCGAAGTCATCGGCCTCGGCGCCGACGGCTATGCCTACGGCGTCGTCACCTGGACCAACGGCGCCAACGCGGGTCTGTCGATGGAAGTCAAGCGGCAGGTCGGCGCCGAACTCACCCTGCAACTGCCGATGCCGTACGCCATCCAGCCCGACGACGAGGCAACCATCGTCCCCGGCTGCGACAAGACCAAGGCGACGTGCAAGGACGTTTACTTCAACGTCGTCAACTTCCGCGGCTTCAGCTTCGTGCCAGGCGGCGACAAGGTGCTCAAGGTGGGCGGCCAATGACGACGCGTGACGATGTCATCGCCGAAGCCCCCACGTGGCTGGGCACGCCGTTCCACGAGGGCGCTCACCTGCGCGGCATCGGCTGCGACTGCATCGGCCTTGTCGGCGGTGTCGCCGTCGGCGCCGGTCTGGCCCCAGCCGACTTCTGGGAGACGGACTTCGCGCCCTGGCACGGCTACTCGCAGACCGCGCACGAGGGCTCGCTCATCGCGGGCCTCGATGCCTTCCTCGATCGCATCGATCCGCATGACGCACGAGCCGGCGACGTGATCGTGATCCGCTGGGCCGGCGAGCCGCAGCACCTCGCGATCCTCGTGCCCTACGCGCACGGCGGTCTGGCGATGGTGCACGCACTCAACGCGCCGGCCATCCAGCGCGTCACCGAGCACCGGCTCGGCGGCGCGTGGCTGCGGCGCGTGTCGCATGCCTACCGGTACCGGGGCCTCGCTTGAGCGCACGCGGCGTCCTCACCGTCGTCGGCCAAGCGGTCGGCAGCTACTTCGGCGGCCCGATTGGCGGGGCCATCGGTGGCGCCATCGGCGGCGCGGTCGGCGGGCTGATCGACGGCCCCATCGAAGGCCCAAAGCTCAGCGACACCAAGATCCAGATCTCCTCCTATGGGGCGATGCTGCCGATCGTGTACGGCGGCACGCGGCTCGCCGGCAACGTCATCTGGTCCACGGACCTCGTCGAGCACTCCGACGGCGGCAGCAAGGGCGGCCCGGAGGTGGAGAACTTCACCTACACGGTGAGCTGCGCGATCGCGATCTGCGAAGGGCCGATTGGTGGCATCCGCAAGATCTGGGCGGACGCCAAGCTCGTCTACGACATCAGCGAGGACGCCGACGGCGCCACGCAAGCCGCGAGCGCCGCCTTCGCGCAGTACTTCGTCTTCTACCCCGGCGACGAAAGCCAGCTGCCCGACCCGACGATCGAAGCCGTCGAGGGCGTCGGCAACGTCGAGGCCTACCGCGGCACGGCCTACATCGTGTTCACCGACCTGCCGCTCGGGGACTACGGCAATCGGATCCCGAATTTCACGTTCGAGGTCACGAACGAGGATCCGGCCACTGCGGGCGCGGAACAGCTCGCGCCGCTCATCGTCGGGCCGTGGGCTGAAGCTGATGGCGCGCCATATCACGCGACAGGCGCGAGCGAGTACACCGATCTCGCCTACGTCGACAACTTAGGGCCTGACCTGCCGATCGCCGGCACCTATTCGAGCCTCTCCGCAGCCATGGCCGCGATAGCGGTGGAATTCCCGGAACACAACGCCGTGCTGGCCTGGACGTCGTCGGTGAACCCGATCCCGAACGTCTTCGTTGGTGGCGCGGCCGTCACCGATGAAGCAGAGTATTGCGACATCTGGATCGGTCTCGTAGAGCTCGGCAGAGTCATCGAGGCGTCGAGCTGGGCCGCGACGGCGGCGCTCATCGGCGATGTCGAGGATCCGCCATACAGCGACGCATTCGCCGGTGGCCTGTCGCGCTACGGCTGGGATCCCGTGCAGGTCGGCAACGGACAGCTTCGGCTGGTCTACAGCACCGCCGCCGTGACGCCGCCGAACTACTACGACAATGCGGTGTATCACGCCACTGGTTTCCCGCCGGCCTACCCGGCGATTGACCCCGGCCCGCCGCCCGCCGGCTACTTCCCGACGCTGGTGTCGGCGCCGATGATCCGCATCCGCGTGCGCCGGGTGCCTTATTTGGCGCAGACCTGCTTGCCCGGCGACCCGTGCCTGCTCGGCATCGCGCAAATCCCCGGAGACGCCGACTTTTGCATCAGCTGCGACGGCGACGTGTCGCGCAACTTCTCGTACGAGCTGGAGTCCGGCAGCTTCCGACAACTGCGGCAGATCCACTATGCAGACGGCGCGCTGACGAGCAATGGCGTCGGTCCGGTACTGAGAGAAGGCGACCCGAACTTCGACAGCCAAGCCTACTGGGAGGCCGCGGCCGCCGAAGCCGGCATTGGTGGCAGCTATGGCGTCGACTGGCCGGTTGCATCAAGCGAAGCCGGCGTGGCGAACTACGACACAGCCTCGGCCGTCCCTGGTAGCGCAATGCTGTCGGACATCGTCACCGACATTAGTGTGCGTGCTGGCCTGCGTGAGGACCAGATCGACGTCACCGCCCTGACCGACGTCGTGCTCGGCTACAAGATCGCGCGCCAGATGCCGGCGCGGAACGCACTCGAACCACTGCGTCAGGCCTACTGGTTCGACGCGGTCGAGAACGGCAGCCGCATCGTCTTCGTCAAGCGCGGCGGCGACTCCATGGCCACCATCGGCCCCGAGGATCTTGGGGTATCCGAGAGCGGCGAAGCCGGCGCTTTGGTCGTGACCACCCGCGCGCAGGAGGCGGAACTCCCGGCCGAGATCAGCGTCGCCTACGAGGTGCGCGAGGCCGACTACCAGACCGGCGTGCAGCGGGCCCGGCGCATCACCACCGGCAGCCGGCAGATCGTCAGCATCGAATTGCCGATCGTGCTGCCCGACCTCAAGGCCGCCCAGGTCGCCGACGTGCTGATGTACGACGCCTGGCAGGGCCGCGCCGAGCGCAAGTTCTCGACCACGCGCAAGTGGACGGCGCTGCTGCCGAACGACGTGGTCACGCTCGACGACGGCGAATTCCAGTACCGCGGCCGCATCACCGAGAAGTCCGAAGAAGGCCCGCTGATCCGCTGGACGCTGCGCGACGAGGCCGCGGCCAGCTACAGCCCGAACAGCGTGCCCAGCATCACCAGCGGCGGCGGCAGCACCGTGCGCTTCGATGGGCCGATGAAGACCGAGCTGCTCGACGTACCGCTGTTGCGCGACGACCTCGACGGCGCGTCGTTCCTGGTAGCGGCCGCCGGCTACCGGCCCACCTTCCGCGGCGGGCGTCTCTATCGCAGCACCGACGGCGCCAACTACGCGTTGCTGCGCGACATCACCGCGAAAGCCACCATCGGCTACGCGCAGACAGAACTCGGCAGCTATGCCGGCGGAAACACCGTCGACGAATGCAACACCGTCGACATCCGCCTGCACAGCGGCACGCTGGCCAGCATCACGCGCGCCTCGCTGCTCAACGGCGGCAACGCCTGCGTGCTCGGCAGCGAGGTGCTGTGCTTCCGCCGCGCCGAGCTGATCGGCGAGCGCACCTACCGGCTCAGCGGCCTCCTGCGCGGGCGCAAGGGTACCGAGCAGCACATCGGCGCGCACGACGTCGACGAGCGCTTCGTGCTGCTCGACGCGGCCAACATCTACCGGATCGCGCAGTCGCTCGGCGACATCGGCGTGGCGGCCCAATTCAAGGGCGTCGCCTTCGGCACGGCGCTGGCCGACGCGAGCGCCCAGGAGTTCACCTACGCGGCCGTCAACCTGAAGCCGCTGAGCCCGGTGCATTTGCGCGCGTGGCCCAATGGGGACGGCACTTACACCGCCCGGTGGAAACGGCGCACGCGCTACAACGGCTCATGGCTGCCCAGCGTTGATGTCCCGCTGGGTGAGTCGACGGAAAGCTACGTCGTCGAGGTGCTCGACGGCGATACGGTGATCGAGACGCAGACGGTGTCGCAGCCGACGGCGACCTTGGGCGCCTCGTCGACCGACTACACGCTCACGCAGACGGCGCAGCTGCAGAACCCCGCGTTTGCGCTGAAGGAGGTCGGCGGCGGTGGCCTGGTCGGCGTCCAGATCAACGACGCGGCGTACGCGACCAATGCCGCTGTGCAGTTCGATGCGGCCGGCAACCAAGTCGCGGCCTCGGGGTCCTGTGGACACGAGATCATCCAGGTCGCGCATGGCACGTCCGCGATGTACGTGCTGGGGTATCACGAGACGAACACGGTCCCCACCTACTACCTCGACACGACCGTGCGCCGGATCCTGTATTCCGACGTCTCGGGCACGCCTGTGGCGCTGGTCTCGGCCATTGCCGGCGACTACCGCGGCGTGGCGTTCGACGGGGTCAACGTGTGGATCACGCAGGCCAGCACGGACCAGATCCACCGGTGTGACCCTGCCACGCTTTCGATCGTCGACAGCTTCGTCATCGCAGACGCCGGCGCCGCACAGCTCTCGCGCATCTTCTATTTCGACTCGCATCTGTGGATCCTGGCCGACTACGGCAGGGAGATCGTGAAGTGGGATCTGGTGTCCGAAGCCGAGGTCGCCAGGCTCACGCCGCTCAGCCGCAGCAGCGGCCTGATCGTCGCCGGCGGCCTCCTGTACGTGGCGGCCGCCGAGGGCGGACAGGTCCTCGTATACGACCCTGACACGCTGTCGCTGGTGGCGGCGCATTCGGCACAACCTCTCTCGGCGCCGAGTCTCATCGAGTGGGGCGCATACGTCGTCGCCATCGACTACCCGCATCTGCTCCTGCTGGATGCGGGCACCGGCGCGGAGGTGGCATCCGACATCCCGTTGGCGGCCACTTACCTCTCGGGCTTGCGCGGATCAGACATTTTGATCGGCATGAGTCCGACGAACAGCTACCTCGACATGCGCACGCGCGCCTATTCGCTCGGCGCGCCGACGAGCGGCACTGACTACAGCGGCAAGACGATGCGGGTTTGTCAGATGTCGTCGACGGTCGGGCGAGGCCGCCCGTCAGAGATCACGATCACATAGGAAACAGCAATGGACTCGACCAATACTCTGCCGCAGATTGAACCTGCGCAGAGCCACAAAGAGGCCACGGCCAATGAACTCTTCGCCGCTGCCTCGCCGGCGATGGCCTATGCCCGCAACGCCGACACCAGCGGCGGCCTCACGTGGGGCTACCTCGGCGCACGCTGGGGCGGCACGCTGGTCGCCAACGGCACGATCACACTCGGCGCCAGCACGACGACATACATCGTCGCGCACCGCACGACCGGCGCGGTCAGCGCGAGCGCCGCGACGACGAACTGGGACGACATCGGCACCTACGCCAGGCTCTACAAGGTGTTCACCGGCGTCAGTACCGTGTCGAGCTACGAAGACCACCGCGCCGGCCCGAACGGATTGGTGCCATCGTCGTCCGACGCGATTGCCGGTCACGAGGCGGCGACAGACCCGCACCCGCAATACCTCACGGCCGCGGAGGGCAATGCGGCCTATCAGCCGCTCGATGCCGAGCTGAGCGCACTGGCCGGTCTGGCGAGCGCGGCCAACAAGATTCCTCGCTTCACCGGATCGGGCACGGCGGGTCTGCTGGACTTCAGCACCGACACCGCCATGGCGGCCAACAGCGATACGGTCATCCCCAGCCAGAAAGCCATCCGGAGCTACATCGACAGCGTCGTCACCGGCGGTGCCGTCGACGCGATGATCTTCAAGGGCGTGGTCGATTGCTCGGCCAACCCCAACTATCCGGCGGCCGATGCCGGCCATCTCTACAAGGTCAGCGTCGCCGGCAAGATCGGTGGAGGCTCCGGCCCCAACGTCGAGGCGGGCGACACGCTCTATTGCATCACCGACGGCACGGCTGCCGGCAATCACGCCACCGTCGGCGCGGCCTGGGTCATCGCGCAGGCCAATGTCGATGGTGCGGTGACCAGCGTGACGTCTTCCGTCACATCCGGCAGCGTCGCTGTTTTCTCCGGCACCTCGGGCAAGGTCGTGGCGGAGCGCACGCTGAGCCAACTGGCCGGCGATCTGCGGGCCGACCTCAAGCCGACCGACTGCATCCCCGTCGCATGCTCCGACGAAACCACGGCGCTGACGGCCGGCACCGCCAAGGTGACGTTCCGCATGCCGTTCGCTTTCACCCTCACGGCGGTGCGTGCCAGCCTCACGACGTCGCAAACCAGCGGATCGATCTTCACCGTCGACGTCAACGAAGCCGGCACGTCCATCCTCAGCACCAAGCTGACCATCGACAACACCGAGCGGACCAGCACCACCGCGGCAACCGCTGCCGTCATCACCGATTCATCGCTGGCCGACGACGCCGAGATCAGCATCGACATCGACCAGGTCGGTGACGGAACCGCGAAGGGGCTGAAGGTCTATCTGATCGGGTATCGCACATGAGCTGCGCGTCGCGTGCGCGCCAGCGTGGCTTCTTGCTCAACCCTGCTCGATTTGGTGCAGGTGCGGCTGCTGGCGCCACCTGGGATGCGACCTACAACACCACCGGACTGACATATTCCGAAGGGAACCTGCGGATCACGCCGAAGAACTCCATTCACCAGAACGCGCGCAGCAGTAGGGCGATCGTCGGCAAGGTTTACTTCGAGGTCTTGATCAACGCGCAAGGCATCAATGGCACGCCGACCATTGGCGTCGCTGCCGCCATGGGTGCCAACGCAGCAGTGGGCGAAGACTCGACGAGCTGGGGCTACCGCGTCGCATCGGGCTTCGGGATCTACCGGCACAACGCGGTCACCGCCTCGGGGAAGGGCACGGTATCAGCGGGAGGTACGGTGATGGTGGCCGTGGACATGCCGGGCGGGAAGATCTGGTTCGGCAAGAACGGCGCATGGAACGAAGGCAACCCGGCCGCTGGCACCGGGGCCCCCTACACCGACCTGGCTGGCACGCTGTACGCCGCGACCGGCCTGGATAGCATCACAGGGGTCGCCGACGCCGCGGCGCGTTTCTCGTCGAGCTCATGGGTCTATTCGGCGCCGTCAGGATTTGGTCAGCTCTGACATTGACGCATATGCCCCACTCGCCGCAACCACCCCTCGACATCGTGTCCATCGCCATCGCTGCAGCCACGGCCATGCTCAGCGCCGGCGCCGGCACCGTGGTTGGCACCTACTCGGTGATCCTGGTCTGTGCTCTGGGCGGCGCGGCCTGGTCGGCCGGCAACCAGGAGCCGTTCGAGCAGCACCGTCGCGCGCGCACGCTGCTGCACATCCTGCTGCGCGTTGGGCTGGCGCTGGTGGTCACCGTGCCCATCGCCGAGATGGCCAGCAGTGCGTGGCCGCAGCTGCAGGTGCGCTGGCTGTTCGGGCCCGTGGCCATGTTGGTCGCCGGGCAGCCGCCGTGGGCTGCAGGGCTGCTGCGCGGGCTGGCGGCGCGGATCGGCATCCAGCCGCAGCCGCCGAAGGAGGACCGCCCGTGAGACCGATGATCGACATGCAGGGCCTGCCAGAGCCATGGTTGTGGGCGCTGACCGGCATCAACATGGTCGCGTGCGCCGCCGTCATGTGGGCCTGCGCCTGCAGGCTCTCGGTGACGTCGCGCGGCACGACCAAGCCGCAGTTCATCAACTGCTACTCGCTGGTCTTCGCGGCTGCATTCGCCAGCGGCCTCAGTCGATGGCTATGGGGCGAGTGGCCCGGGCCTGGGCAGATCGCGTTCGCTTTGGCCGTCCTGTACGTCATTGGCACCGGCATGCGCGAATGGCGACGCGGGCCGCCGGACTACGCCAGGTCCGCCCCGGGCGATTTCGACGCCACGCCGCACCACCATCACTGAGGGGGTCGATCATGGACATCACCGCACCCCAGCTCGCGTTGGCCTGCGATTGCGCCTTGCCGCGCGCCGAGAACTGGCTGGCAACCATCAATGCCGCGATGCGGCTGTACCTGATCGACTCGCCGCGGCGCCAGGCGGCGTTTTTGGCGCAGGTCGCGCACGAGTCCGGCCGGCTGCGCTACACGCGCGAGATCTGGGGCCCCACGGAGGCGCAGCTGCGCTACGAGGGTCGGGCCGACCTGGGCAACACGCAGCCCGGCGACGGGTATCGCTACCTCGGCCGAGGCCTTGTCCAGATCACCGGCCGCGCGAACTACACAGCCGCGCGCGACGGCCTGCGCTTGGTCGAGCCGGCGACGCCGGATTTCGTCAGTCGGCCCGATCTGCTCGAGGCGCCGCGATGGGCCGCGCTCAGCGCCGCGTGGTACTGGTCGAGCCGCGGACTCAATGCGCTGGCGGACGCCGGCGCTTTCGAGCGGATCACGAGGCGCATCAACGGCGGCACGAACGGCCTGGCCGAACGCGAGACGCTGTGGGCCGGCGCCAAGGGCGCGCTGGGGTTGGCGTGATGCTGCCGCTGGTCATGCCGCGGGCGTCGGCCATCGTGGCCGGAATCGTCATCGTCGCAGCATCGGCCACGGCGGTGGTGCAGACGGCGCGGCTCGTGTCGACCAAGGCCGCGCTGGCCGAAGAGCGCCTCGGCCGGGCCAAGGACAGCGCCAGCGCGGCGCAGGTTGCGGCATCCGCCGAGGCTGCAGCACGGGCCGAGGAACAGCGGCGCGCCGCCGCGCAACGGGAGATCATCGATGCCGCCGAGAAGGATGCCGCGCGTGCGCGCGCTGATGCCGATGCTGCCGCTGGTGCTGCTCGCGGGCTGCGCGACGCCGCCGCAGCCGCTGCCGCCCGTTGTGGTGCTGCCGCCGGCCATCCAACCGCTGCCGCAAGCGGCCCGCCAGCCGCCGACCCCATCCTGGTGCTCGCCGACCTGCTTGGGCGCCTGGAGGCGCGAGGTCGAGAGCTGGCAGAGCTTGCTGATCGACGCGGCGCCGCCGGGCGCGCCTGCGAGCGCTCCTACGATGCGTTGACAGCCCTGGAGTAGCGGTGCCGTCCTGGCACGCCGAAATCGCGCTGCTGCAACTGTGCCTGCGTCGGTATCCCACCGACGACGCGCAGTCCGCATTCGCGGCGCGCGCGCCCTACGACGGCATTGCCACCGCGACGATCAGGGACGGCGAGGCGTGGCTGTCCGGCATGCTGGTGGCCGGCACGCCGCTGACGCGCGAGGACCGGCGGCAGATCGCCACGCTGATGCGCCAGCATGGCGCCGTGGTGCTGCATGCGGACCGGCACGGCCGGCTGGTGCAGTGGGCCGAATGAGCCAGGTCATTCTGGCTTTCGTGCGCGGTCGATGGCGCGCTCCAGCCAGCCCCTGCCGAGTCGCTGGAGCTTGGCCCAGCGTGCGTCGTCGAGGCGCACAGAGCGCACCGGGGTCTGGCGGCGCTGCTCGGGCGGCAGCGGTGGCCGACCCAGTTTCTTGGCGGGGGCCGTCGTCACTTCAGCACCTCGATCTTGTCGTCAAAGTGACTCGGGATGTACACGTCGCGGTGACGCCCGATCCAGTCCGGCAGGTGGGCGCCGTTGTCCAGGTCGACCATGATGCGGTGACGCCCGTCGGGCGCCGGCCCGGAGTGCACGACGACACCCGTGACAACAACACCGGGGCGGGCCGGGTGATTCCCAAACGCCTTGCTGCGGGCCTCGTCTCTCGGCGCGGTGGTGATCTTGACCCGGTCGCCTTTCTCGATCTTTGCCGTGGTCGGGATGAAGGTGGCGGCTTCGGTCATTTCTCTCTCTCCAGTTGGCTCGGCAGCACTGCGCTTTCGATGTAATGACTGTATTACACGAAATGCAGTCTCGCAAGGACTTTCGTGTAACACGAGAAATGCGAGCAAGATGACTGCCGTCAGGTGGCGCCCCTGCGGCGCCTGCCGGACGCGCGAGCACTGCGCCACCATGGCGCTCGCCGGCACTCCAGCGGCCGAGTGCGAGGCGGCTCGCGCGGCAAGCGATCCGCCGCGCCAGATCCGCAGAGGCGCCGCCACCGATCGGAGTAAGGGAGACCGCGGCGCGGCACTGGCGCGCGCTTGGCGTCGGACCGAATGACCTGGCCTTGCGCTGGGGTGCGATCGAACTGCACGCCGGACCGGCTGGCGGTGATGGGGAACTTTTTGCCCAAACTGACGCGAATCTGGTCGTTTGGTGCGGTTGGCGCGGATGGCGCTCAGAGGCGCGGCATCCGCGCGGGGTGTGCGCCATTGGATTGCAAATCCGTCTAGTCCGGTTCGACTCCGGATCGCGCCTCCACCTTATAAATTAACGGCTTGCGGCGATATTGCCGGCTGTCACGCGAAATGCGGATGGGGAATTTCTAGGCCAACTTCCTGCCGATCTTCCCCAAGGCGTCGGCCAGGCGCGCGGTCGCATAGTGGGCATACCGCTTTGTCGTCTGCGCGCTCTTGTGACCCAGGACGGCGCCCACGGTGCCCAAGTCCTCGCCGGCGCTGACCATCTCCGACGCCGCAGTGTGGCGCAGGTCGTGCAGCCGCACATGGCTCATGGCGCACGCCTTTCTGGCCAGCGGCCAGTAGTAGTCGATTTCGCTGCGCCGCGGCATCGCCACTCTCGACGCGGCCGCGATCATGCGGTTGATCGGGATGATTCGTGGCGTTTGGTTCTTGCTGTCACGCAGCACGAATGCGCCGCCTATGCGCTCGGCGCGCTGGATCTCGCTAACGCGCATGCCAGACCAGTAGGCGATGCGGATCAGGGCTCGCACGCCGCGATGGCGGCACGCTCGAGCCAGGCGCACCATCTGGGCCCGGGTCACGGTCACGTCACGCGCATTGCTCACCGGCGGCGCAGACACGCGCGCTCCGGGGTCCGACTCGGCGAGCCCGTGCTTCTTCCAGGCCCAGCGGCAGGCGGCACGCAGGTACGCGATTCGGTTCTTTACGGTGGCCGGCTTCAGCGCGCCGTGCTGATCCTCCGCATATGCGTCGCAGACAGCGTGCAGCTCGTCGACGAATCGGCCGGCGTACCAGTCGTACATCGCGCCGAGCTCGCGCTCGATGTTCGTCCCGCTCTTCAGGTTCGGGACGCGCTCCTTCAGGTAACGAGCGACAGCTTCGTCAATGTGGTGCCGAGGCTTGGCGACGCCGGTCGCGATCGCGTACAGGGCCGCGCTTTCTTTGCGGTCGAACGCGTCGGCTTGGGTGCGCGTGAAGCCTTCGGGAAGGAGTTGGCGGCGACGGACGCGAGTACCTTCGATGCGCCGGTCGAAGTCGAACATCCATCGGCCGGAGGCCTTGTCTTTGTAGATCGGCATGCTGCTTTGTAGGCGTCGATGTCGGCCTGTTCAAAGCGCACCGCTCTGTGGCCGACACCCATGCGGTAGCACGCCAGCAGTCCGGCGTCGGCCAGATCGTAGACGGCTCTGGCGCTGAGCCCGAGTTGGGATGCTGTTTCGGCGGCCGTCAGCATCAAGGACGCCCCGTCAGCCATCCGACCTCCGGTAGGTCTTGGTCAGCGCCCCATTGACGCAATGCCCACGCCGGCGCAGCGCATTGGCGATCCGCGCACGGTCGGCGTGGCTGTGACTGGCCTGGCGCAGCAGGCCGAAGTAGCTGTTGCCGGACTGGTGCAGGTCCTCGGCCGGCGCCTCGGAAATGCGCAGCAGCGCGGCCGTCATGGTTCGCGGGCGGATCGTGCGATGCCATGGGCGGATCACGTGGCCGACGAAGTCGATGCCGCGGTTGACCGGCTGCAGGATCGTTTTGCGAGGGTTCAGCCGCAGGTGCAGCTCGGCCAGCTTCGCCTCGATCTGCAGCCGCGCTTGGTGGAGCCAGCTGCCGTCGCGGTGCAGCAGCACGAAGTCGTCGACGTAGCGCATGTAGTGCGGCGCGCGCAGCCGGTGCTTGATGAACCGGTCCAGGTCATCCAGCAGCACGTTGGCGAAGAACTGCGACGACAGGTTGCCGATCGGCAGCCCGTGATGCTCGGGCGTATTGAACAGGCTCTTGTGCGGCGGCACCAGGGCCAACTCGCGGCGGTCCCCGCGCACGTCGACGTCGATGCGCGGGTCGTGCATCAGGATCGTCTCGGTCAGCGCCATCCACCAGGGCTCCGTGACCCTGCGCTGCAGCTGCTCCAGCAGCACCGCCTTGTCGATACTCACGAAGAAGTTGGCCAGGTCGCACTTCAGGTAGGACGCCGGCCGGCTCCAGTTCTCGGTGATGCTGCGCACCTGGCCTTCCAGGCGGCGCGCGGCGTAGAGCGTGCCTCGGCCCGGGATGCACGCGCAGCTATCGGCTACGAAGCGGGCGTGGAAGCGCGGCGCGATGTGGTTGTACAGCAGGTGATGGACGATGCGGTCGCGGAAGTCGGCGGCCCACACCTCGCGCGGCTTCGGCCGCGTGATGACGAAGCAGATCGAGCGACCCGGGCGGTAGGTGCCGGCCATCAGCTCTGCGTGCAGGTCGAAGAGGTTGGTCTCGACCTGAGCCTCGAATGCCAGCGCGCTGGCGCTGTTGCGCTTCGTGCGCCGGCAATCGAGGTAGGCCTGCACCAGCAGGGCGAACAGTGAATCTGCGGACGGCCCGAGCGCCGCCAGCGGCGCTCTTGTGGTTGTTGTTCTGGTTGCCGTTGTTGAAGTTGCAGTTCCAGGCGTACGAGGCCATGTCGCGCTATGAAGGCCGCCCGGCCGAGAAACTGCGTTCAGCCTGGAAGCTGCACCGGACCCGACCCGCTGACTCGCGGCGGTCTCCGTGATGTGCCTGTCGGTGGACTCGTGGTCCAGCGGCGCGACCAGATTCACGCGCACGGGCATGAGGGCCTTGACCGTCATGCTGCAGGCGCCTTGTTCGCGTTCTTGAGCCATCCGCCGGCCTGAGCGCCGATGCTGCCCAGGATCTCGATCGACTCCGCCCACAGCTTCGGCGAGATGTAGCGGCTGTCGTGGCCGACCCGCAGCAGCACTTGCGCCGCGCGGTGCCGCGTCAGCAGCTGCTCGATGAAGGCCGCACGGGCGGCACGCTGCGAGGCGTTGGCCAGCGCCATCAGGTCCAGCATGTCCACGCAGTGCTGCATGATCTTCTCGCCGAGGATCTTCTTCACGTTGCGCGGCAGCTGCTCCTGCACCTTCACGGCAAGCGCCAGCAGGCGCACGCCGGAGCGGTAGATGGGCAGATCGTGGTGGAGGGCCATGTGGCGGGGTGGCTCAGTTCAAAAGGATTGAAGGATCAAGCGTTCAATCTGCGGACGGCCCGAGCGCCGCCAGCGGCGCCCTTGTGGCTGTAGTGCTGGTAGCCGTCGTAGAAGTTGCAGTCCCAGGCGTCCGAGGCGTTCGATTCGTGCGTCTCGCAGGACCAATGCCACGTTGGTCGCAGATGAGCCTTGCAGTTCGCGTAGAGCAGGGCCTGCTCTTGCCGCGTCGGGAGCGAGCCGCCGACCCCTTCGGCCCAGTCCATGGCGTCCTGCCAGCCGAGGTCGCTGTCTGGCAGATCGGCCATCAGCACCAGGTGGTGCAGCACCTTGCCGTCGGCGTCCAGCACCGCGCCGGCGTAGTGCTCGCCGGGCTGCAGCTCGATCTGCACCGCATCGATGGTCAGATGCGTGGCGGCGCGCTGCTTCTTGAACTTCTCAATCAGGTCGGCGAGCTGGTCTTGCTTCTCGACCAGTTGCTCCAGGGTGACGGCGGGCATGTGGCCTCCTGCGGGTTGGAAAGGATCAAAGGACCAAAGGAATCATGCGGACGGCCCGAGCGCCGCCAGCGGCGCTCTCGTGGTAGAGGTCCTGGTAGCCGTTGTGGAAGACGCAGTTCCAGGCGAACGAGGCATCTTCTTTGTTCCCGGTGTCCGCATCCAGGGTGTCGCTGGTCCAGTGCCAAGTCGGCTCGAACTGGTCCTTGGCGTTGGCGTAGAGCAGCGCCGAGACCGGCCGCGACGGCAGGGCGCCGCCGACTTCGCTGGCCCACTTCATGGCGTCCTTCCAGCTCAGGCGCTCCTGCGCCCTGTTCGGCAGCAGGATGACGGCGCAGTGAGTGCCGTCCTTCGTGGTGACTCCGTAGAACTTGCCGCCGGCGAGCTCGGCGCCGATGGTCGGCAGGGTCGAGAAGGAAATGGTCTTGATGGTGTCGTAGATCACGATGGTCTCCATGAGGTGGTTGGTCAAGGGGTGGTGCGAGCTCGGCTTTACGCGGGCGCGCGGTGCTCGTCGAAGTCGAACAGCGTCGGCATCGCGTGCTCACGCTCGGCCGCCTGCAGGTAGTGCACTTGGTCGGCGAAGTACGCGCCGTTGAGTTCGCTGCCGCCCGCACGGCGGCCCAGCTTGATAGCCCGCACGCCGACCGTGCCCAGCCCGTGGAACGGGTCATAGACCAGGTCGCCGCGGTTGCTGTAGAGCTCGATGGCTCGATCGACGATGTCGAACTGCAGCGGGCAGACATGCTTTTCAACCGCGCGCGCGGCCTGCTCGCCGTTGAGCGTGCGCATGCGCGCCACGTCGGTCCAAACGGTCGGATCAGGGCTGCCTTGGGCCAGGCACGCGAACAGCTTCGGTAGAGCGTCGCGCTCGGCGAGTGTCTGGCCGGCGGCCTTCACGTGGCGCACCTTGTCGGCGATGGGGGTGGCGGCCACGGCGCGCTACTCCGGCGTGCCCAGCAAAATCGGCACGCCCGACTGCTCACCGATGCGCTGCCACGCATCGCGGAACGCGGCCTCCAGCACCTTGTGCGGGCGGATCAGTTCGATCCACAGCGCCAGCGTGCCTTCCTTGAGGCGGTAGCGCAGCCGCGCCTGCAGCTCGCGCGGCGCCTCGTTTTCGAACACGGGGATGCTGAGTGTCAGCATCTCGGGCAGCTTCACGGTGCCGCTCGCGTTGTTGTCGGCCTTCCACTGCAGGTTGTGGCTGCCGTCCTGCAAGCGCTGCGTGGCCACGAACTGCCCTGACTGCACCGCCTGGAAGTTGAGCGCCATCTCCAGCAGCTCGGCGCCGGCGGGCTGCACCACGTCGGGCAGGTTGTCCTGCAGGAACTCGGCGAACGCCAGCTGGCTCATGTGCTGCCCGTGCACCTTGGTCCACGTGGTCCATTCGCGACTGGGCGGCACGGCGAATTCGACGCGGAACTCGCGCCAGGCGGCCTGCTCGGTTTCGGCGGCGATGTCGTCGGCCTCGCTTTCGGGAATCTGCCCCGTGGTCATGAAGTCATCGATCACGGCGAGGAACCGCGCCGGGTCCAGCTGGGCATAGATGCGCGACTGCGGCAGCGCGTGGTCGTGCAGGAACGCAATGAAGCTGGTCGCATCACGCAGCTTCACCAGCGCCTGCGGGTGCTCGGGCCGCAGGGCCGTCTCGAGCGGCTCGACCGTGTAGCCTGCGGGCACCATCACGTAGGGCTTGCCGTGGTGCGCCGGGTTGGTGTGCGCCTTGCCGATCGCGGCGCCGGTGTCGAGCAGCAGGCGGGTGCTGGCGGCTTCATCCGTCGCGCGCGCTTGCGCGGTGGCGGGCTGCTGAAAACTCATGGTCGTCTTTCCTCCGGGTGGTGGTGGTAGGTGGATTGGCGCGTCAGCCGTTGGCCGCCTGCGCGGGCGCGGGCGCGGATGACGCAAGGGTGATCCCCGGCAGGTCGTCCTGCCGCGGGTGCTGTCGGGTCAGGTTGCCCTCGGGCGTGGGGAACATCACCGTGCCCTTGCTCTTGATCTCGGGCTTCTTCAGCTTGATTTCGTCGGTGATGACCACCGCCTCGCTGCTGCCCTTCATGGGCTTCACGTCGAGGTGCAGCGTCAGCCGGCCGCTGCCGTTGGTGCTCTGCACCGCGTGCACCAGCTCCTGCAGCTTGGCGGCCAGCTCGTCGAGCACCTCGCCGGCGCGCACGTCGCGCAGCGTGTCGAAAAAGGGGCGTCGTGCCATGGGATGGGGCTCCTGTAGTTGGCGTTTCGGGGGTTGGCCTTTATGGCCGGCAGGACTTGTCGAACAGTGGCTGGCCCGGCGCCGTGTGCGCCGCCAGCTGGCCGAGCTCGAAGATGCTCGATACGCGGCCTATGCGCATCTGCGGCAGCCGGCGGGCGAGCCGCTGCGCCTTGCGCGCGCGCCGGCGGTGGTAGCTGTCGAGACTGCGCGCGTTGTGGTCGGCCACCGGCCGCGGCACGTCGGGCAGGTCGCCGAGCCCGTACAGCGGCCGCGGAAAGCGCCGCTCGCCGTCGGCGAACTCGGTCCAGCCCGCGATGTGCACCAA